CATAAAGGCATTGAGTAATCCTATCAAAATTATCAAATGTTTTTGAGAACTGCCTGAACATTTCTTTTTTAATTTGCATCAGCCACCCCCTGTAATTTTTCAAAAATTGCAATGACTTCATCTTCTGTTTTGCCCAAAGGAAGTTGGGTTAAGAACGGTTTAATGACCCCGTAATAAACGTGATTACACAATTCCCATTGTGCTTGCATACCAAGTTCAGTTATCTTTGTAGATAACACATCATAAGTTATGCCTGCAGGTTGACAGAAATTAGTAAAGAAATCTAATTTTGTTATGTGCAACTGTGCATTAATCTCATCGATTTTGTCTTTAATCGCTTGCACATATTCTTCGGTATCTAAAATGTCAAATCTGAAATCATTAGATAGTACAACTTCTTTATACACGTATTTTGTATTATCTTCTGTTTCAACCTCTTGTATGTCTTTACGGTAGTAAACACCTTTATCAGAAAGAGTACAATCAACCTCAAGCGGTTTTTCTAAACTTTCTGCGTTCTTCCAATCTAATAACATTTTGCTTTTCCTTTCGCTTATCGTAGTAACTTACAATCTTTTTGCATTTGCCGATATTCACAAGAGGTGCAACCCTTTCGATAAATATTTTGTAAGTGTTTGCGTGCTTATAATATCCAATATAGCAAAGCACTTGACGGGCAGAATGCAAATCTATAATTTTTAATTTTGAAACCTTGTTGAATTTTCTCATCGACTTTATAAAAGTCTTTTCTCTTATGGTTGTTTTATCTCGATAGAATTTATACCCCATAAAATCAATAGGTCTGCCTTTTCGCTTTCCTGTTTTATTGTCGATATAATCAAATCTGAACACTTGGTAATTACCTTTTAATCTCAAACCGATAGAGTTAAGATGTTCAGAAATAAGTTTTAATTTTCTGTGAAGTTCTTTTTTGTTTGCACCAAAGAACATAAAATCATCAACATAACGAACAAAACAATCCACGATTAAATCTTCAATTACATAATGGTCAAACTCTTGCAAATAGAAATTTGCAAAATGTTGAGAGGTATAAAAGCCGATAGGCAAACCTACATCTATTGTTTCACCGTTAAGTTCAACAAAATTACAATCAAGAATATCGTTGAGAATATTCTGCATCTGCTTATCTCTCATCATCTTTTTGAAAGTTCTTTTTAATTTGTTTATATCAACACTCTCAAAGAAATGATGAATATCACATTTGCAAACATACTTTATCTTTTTAGGGTTTTCTCTAATAAATCTTTCAATATGATTTTTGCCGTAAATAGCACCTCTTTTTTCGATAGAACCACAACTCCAGTGATACGCACCTTTCATCAAGTACGGATTAAGAACTTGAATTACTGCCCATTGTAAGATAAGTTCTTGCTCTGTAGGTTTAACAATTATACGTGATTTTCTTTCAATGCCGTCATTGATTATTTGAGCAATATGTTTTGGAAGTTTTATTTTGCCTGTTATCAAAAGATAATGCAATCTGTATGCGATGCGTTCTTTATGTGCTAATATCTTTCTTATTTTTGCCCTCTTAAGTTTATGCTTAGCAGAATTTTCTATTGCTTTAATTAAGTTTGGAATACTTATTAGTATTTCAAACAGAGGTTTTTTGATTGTTTTCATAGTTTCTTAAATACCTAACTGTCTTTCACCTAACATTACTGTTCGCTACTAAACTGTTCCTCTTATTCGGTTGATTTTTACCAAGTGGTAAGGAGAGAAAATGCCATTAGAAAACTTGTTATAAAAACGAGTAAACTTATATCTTTTTATTTAAGAATTGGACGAGCCGATGTTCCAGTTAGCATTCGACACAGGGTTATTCAAATTGAACGTAAAGACACCACAAATAGCACCATTGTTCGAATTACCACCACGAATAACGACCAGACGACATTTTAACCCCTATTCTGCTAGAGCGAATGATTGGGGGAGCAAGTCCCCCAAACCCCCTTAAGAGGGTTTATAAGAAACGGACGAGCCGAGGTGCCAGTAAGCACTCGACACAGGGTCATTCAAATCGAACGTAAAGACACCACAAATAGCACCATCGTTCGAACAACCACCACGAAGAACGACCATTGTTCCAGAATTATTGAACCAACCACCGTCAGCATCGTTCGTAGTTGATGAACCACTCATAACGATAGGGTATCTGCCTATGTCATCGACCGTTTGACATTTAGAGATATAGCCACCTGATGTACCTGATATTGTAGGCAATTCACTTAATGTGATAAATCCCTCACCTGTAAAGTTGAAGTCTGAAACAGTTGAACCGTCAGAAGTGCCTTGACATCTTTTGACTTTACGAACTCCGTTGACGTAAACTTCACCTAAACATCTGTGCCATTGATTACCACCACAAACATTTTCCATACCTAAGAATTTGTTTTGAGTAGTATTGTTATTCATACCGTATGAGTGAATACCTGTACTGTTAAGAGTTCCACTCTTGCAACAACTAGCCGAAGTTGATGCAGATGAATAATTCAAATAACCATTACCTAATGCAGATTGAGAGTCGGTTGTTTTGTGTGTCAACAAGAATAGATGTTGAATTAAGTCCATATCTTCTGTTGTAATCATATCCCAATCTTCACCGTTGTTTTGGCAGTATGTTCTTTCTTGGTCTGCAGTCTTAGAGTTCATAGGTAATTGACCACTAATAGACATACAAGTTGTACCAACTAAACAACCTTTGTAAATCGGCAAGTAGATGTATTCACGAATTGTGCCGTCCGGTTTAACAAAACCACCGTATGGCTTGTAATCGTCATTGACTTTTTCGTTAGAGATACTTATTTCAGTATTGCCGTCAGAGTTTGTTTTAATTCTACGATAAAGAGTTCTAATCCTCATCATAGCATTCATGTTAGCAGTTGTGCTTGCAACGTCAGAGGCTGTGCCGTCTGCTTTCTTTGCGTAATTATCTCTGTCGAGGAAGTATGCAATTTGACCGTTAAGATTGTTTCCATCAGAGTCTGTTGCGTTACCGTTGTAAAGCATAACAGGGTCTAAGTTGCCTGCTTGATAAAATGGAGCATTTTCCCAATCCATATTTTTATGCACTTTGTTCGTAAAGTCCATATAACTAGGCTCATAATGTTCATTTGCTCCTGTGTATTCAATTCTTTCAGACGGTATAGATTGATTTTCGATAATCACAAATGAATATATCCATTGACCGAATTTGTTAGTATCTTCTAGGTTATACACTCTATTTGTCGAACAAGGGAACGCACGATATTTGTAATCTTGCGTGTTATCAACCTCATCAATGTATGGAGTGTTTGCGTATTGATTTCGAACTTTACTTACAAGAACTACATCACCGTCATAAGGGCTTTCAGGATATGAACCGAGTTTACGAACGATAACTGTGTTATCCCACTTGCAGTATAGATTACTTTCATAATAACTGTCATCAGGGTCAGTCCAAGTAAGAGCAAAACCTGTATCTACTTTTTGAATGTCTTTATGCTTAACACTCATAGGGGCAATACCACCGAAGTCGTTTCTAAACTCACGTTTTACACCATCAGAACCGATGTAAAATAACCTGTCATTTTCCATAAAAATACCAAGTGCTTGTATGTTTGCCTGCACACTTGCCCCTAATTCTACGGCATTGTTATAAATTGCTTGTGTATTGTTTTCGTGGTTCAAAGCCTTTTCTGCAGATTGTGCTGATTGTGTTGCAGAACTTTCGGCAAGGCTTGCACTTTCTGATGCTTTAATTTGTGCTTGTTGTAAAACTTCAATTAAATCATCAGCAGTTTGACCTGCCCCCTCTGGAACTTTTACGGAACGTTCCATTTGTCGATTTAAAATCTGAATCAATCTTGTTAAATAGTCCAAAGAATATTCCAAAGACTTTTGGTCTAATTTATCACTCGTTCCGTATTCAGTTTCTTGTGAAATTGGCAAATACAAGCACAAAGAAATTTTTTCTGCATCACCAACACCATAAGAAGATTCGCCTTGTAAAATAGAATAGTCAGAACCTGTAATTGGGAAAGTTATAAAACTTCCGTTCTCTTGTCCTATTTCGTTTATGGCATAATCTTTGCCAAGTTCTAATAACGTTTGTTCACCGTCTTTATTGGTATGATACACAACAAGTTGATTTTCATTTTCTATATAAAAATTGAAATCAAATTTTGTTGTTGTGCCATTCCCAGAATAGTTATTAACGGGTATAATTTCTGGTATCATTTTTATTTATCCTTTCTATTCATCTTCGCCTGTAACCTTTTTGGCTCTATAATCTGTAAAGCCTGCAACTTTAAGTAAGCCTTTTACAACTTTGCCCTGTGCAATATCACCAACACCTGATAACTCTGTACCTAGTGCAGTAAGTGGTAAACCTGTTTTAGCCTCACCAAATAATGCAACTGCAAGGAATATATCCATTGGTGTTATTTCGCCTTTGCTTGCATGACGTGCAATCGTATTTGCTTTGCCTGCTGCACTTGCAAACCAATCACCACCATAAACACCCTCACCATGTAAGCCTGTCCAAATTGAATTAATAAATGAACCTGCAATCGGAATGAACGTAAAACCACCGATACAACTTTTCCAAATATCTTTCCAAAGTTCATCATCATCACCTTGACC